TGAAAGAATGACAGAGATTAATGAAATTTTAAATTCTATAGACAGTCTTGATGATGAAATAAACGAAAAACAAACTAGAATTAATGTTGCACTCAGGTATATCAGTACGATACAAAACCGTATTGCAGAGGTGTTGAACGAAGGAACAGAAGCACAAGAAACCAAAGACGAACTAAACAAATTAATTGGTGAAGGTAAAGAACATGTCGAAAGAAGAAAAGAATTGGTGGAAGATAAGCATTATTATAGCATTGCTTCTACTCTTTTAAAAGATAGTGGCATCAAAGCAAAAATCATCAAACACTATTTACCAATAATGAACAAACTAATCAACAAATACCTAACAGATATGGATTTCTTTTGCCAGTTTAATTTGGATGAGAATTTCATTGAAACAATTAAAAGTAGGCATCGGGATGAATTCACATACAACAGTTTCAGTGAAGGAGAACGGCTAAGAATTGACTTGTCTTTGCTTTTAGCATGGAGAGAAATTGCCAGATTGAAGAATAGTGTTAATTGCAACTTATTGGTTTTGGATGAGGTGTTTGATTCCAGCCTAGATGCAGTTGGCACCGAAGAATTTCTAAAAATATTAACTTCTTTCGGAAATCGAGCAAATATATTTGTAATTTCCCATAAATCTGATACAATGACAGATAAGTTCGAGAACCACATCGTGTTTGAGAAAAAGAACAATTTTAGCAAAATAAAATGATGACAGATACAAAACATTTTTATGAACGAAACGACCATGTGATAAATTCACATATCAATTGCAATTTTGAAGACCTTTTGGTAATGACACCCGACCAGTTTAGGGATTGGGTGATTCAATTCCGAAAAGTAGTGAAGGAATCATGGGATAATTACGGATGTCCACCAAGAACAGGCAAAAACGAAGAAGGAATCATAGAACGATTTAATAAGATTGCAGAATATCCCACACACAAGTTCGCACACAGTGATGAACTTTCTGATGTTGAAGATGATGTAATTATTAATAAGTCCAGAATTGGTGGCGAAGCAGACCAATGGTTCAGTAATATGATGCAAACCCGCATCAATTACACAGAGAAAGATAATGGGTATTCCATCTACGATTTATTTGCGGATGATAAACATTTAGATAAGATGGTAAAAGGCGGAATGCGACATTTTCGCAGGGATTCCCTATATGAACACGCAAAAAGTGCATTTACAAACAACAAGAAGTATGCAATAATTGCAACAGAAGATGCAAATGCATGGATGGATGCTTTTCACAACAACCGCAATATCTTTAAGGGATATGACTTTATGTTAGAGGAAGTAAAGATACGAGAAGGATTAAACAGTGGATACTTCCAAGTAGAACAAAGTGAAATTCTAAATCTAACCAAAGATGAAGTACAAGAATATAAAGATAAGGGATGGTTAGAGTATAGACATTATTCTACTTTTGATATAGACAATATGTCTGATGAAAAACGATATAATATTCGTGTATATAAAAAGGGAAAGAAGATGTTTCCCAAAGCATTTGCGGCATATCGTATTGGGTATATTCAGCCCGCTGTCAACTTTCCACCCATGACTGCCAAATATTTGTATGAAAGGTTCACGAATGATATCAAAGACCAAGAAGTTATTAACATCTACGACCCATCAGCCGGTTGGGGCGGCCGCATACTCGGTGCTATGGGTGTTCGGGATGACCGCAGGATTCATTACATTGGGACTGACCCTAATCCTGACAATTTTATTGGGGATGATGGTTACAGCAAGTATGCTTCTATCGCTGATTTCTACAATACCAGAACTTATAGAGGAAATCCATTCTTTTCCGAAACGAATACTTACGAAATATTCAAAGAAGGTTCAGAAGTAATTCATATAAATCCAGACTTTAAAAAGTATAAAGGAAAGTTGGATTTTATTTTTACATCTCCGCCATACTTTAATAGAGAAGCATATAGCGAAGATGACAACCAATCTTATAAAAAGTATGGTTCATCTTATGAATTATGGCGACATGGATTCCTTGCACCAACTTTGGAAACCTGTGCAGAATATTTGAGGCCAGGAAGATATATGGCGTGGAATATTGCAGACTTGTTGGTGGGTGGAAACTATCTACCATTAGAGAAAGATAGTATTGACATATTAGAATCTTGTGGTATGATGTATAGATATACGATAAAGATGGCATTAGAAGGTATGCCGGGACAAAATAGAATGGGTGAAGATGGTAAACCCACATGTAAAAATTACTGTCAAGTTGATGGGAAGTACTTGAAGTATGAACCTGTGTTAATATTTTGGAAACCAGAATAAGGAATTAAATAATGGCTTGTAAAAAGTGTGGTAAAGATAAGAATAAAGAAGCAAAGTCCAAAAAGACTAAAAGCAAAACAGTAAAGAATGACCTTCTTTATATTATGAATCCTGGTTGTGGTTGGTGTACGAAAGCAGACCCAGTAGTTGAAGAATTAATAAAAGAAGGTTATGAAATAACTAAATTGGACATAACCAAACCCGAACAGGCAGAAAGAGCAAATGAAGCAAAAACAAAACACAATGCACAGTGTGGAACTCCATTATTTCTTGATGCTGAAACAGGTAATGTGAAATGTGGGTTTGCAGAAAAAGATATTTTAGAAAAGTGGGCAAAGGGTGAGGAAATGCCTGCACCACCCGAAAGACCACAACAACCACAACAAAATGAAATAGAAACTTTAAAGTTTGAATATATTTGGTTGGATGGTGATTCATCAAAGAATATTAGAAGTAAAACAAGATATCAAAGAATGCCAATTTCAAGGATTCCCGACAATCCTCAGATGTTAATTAGGATGGCGCCAAAATGGTCTTATGATGGTTCTAGTACTATGCAAGCAACAACCGATAATAGTGATTGTGGATTGTCCCCAGTGAAGATTGTGGAAAATCCTATGGACGCCCCTTCAAGAATAAATGGAAAACCCATTTCATATCTTGTTTTATGCGAGGTTACGGATATTGAGGGAAATGCACACGAAACAAATACTAGGTCAAAACTAGTAGATGCAGTAAATAAAAGAGAAACAGAACTAAGACAAAGAGAAGACAAAAGTGATATGTTTCTTGTTGGTTTTGAGCAAGAATATACCATAGTAGACCCAATTACAGGAAACCCTATAGGTTGGTCCGATTATGATGAAGACACTCCACCACCACAAGGAAAATATTACTGTGGAGTTGGAGCAGATGTAACCAAAGGAAGAAAGTTGGCAGAAACGCACGCTTCACTGTGTAATAAAGTTGGCGTAGGTATAATGGGCACAAATGCAGAAGTAATGCTTTCACAATGGGAGTTTCAAACTGCTCCAAAGTTGGTACTTCAGGCAGCGGATGATGTAATTATCTCTAGGTTTTTACTTCAACGAATTGCAGAAGATATGGGATTAGCAATTTCATATAATCCAAAACCAGTAGCCGGTGATTGGAATGGTTCTGGTGGACATATTAATTTCTCCACAGAGTATATGAGGAGAGAATCTGATATTGCATATCTAATTTCGCTCTGTTCGAGCATGGAAAGATACCATAAAGAATCAATTGATGTTTACGGTGAAGAAAACAACAGAAGACTAACTGGTAATAATGAAACTTCATCCCAAGAAGAATTCACATGGGGAGAAATGGATAGGGGTGCTTCAATTCGCATTCCACAATTAACAGTCCAAAGTGGAGGGAAAGGTCATTTGGAAGACAGAAGACCAGCGGCCAACATTGACCCATATGAAGCATTTAATTACTTGTATGGAACAATAGTTAAAATAAACGAAGAACTCCTTATAACTACATAATATGAAAAATACAGTATTATCAAACAGTTCATACGAAACTTATATGAAAGACCATTTGCAGTTGGTGTCTAATAATTTTTCTTTAAAAACTTACAAGACAGCACACCAAGAAGAATGGAAGGGATTTGAAAGGGGTAAAGACCTCAGAGTCCAAATCCGTTGGAAGGGTGAGTGTATTTGGGAATGGATTACAGAAAAGGCTTTTTGGATTCAAAGAAATACTAATAAAGAAGATAGAGTTTATATGCGTAGACATGCAGATATAAAACTTAATGCTTGTAAAAATGCTATAGTTAAGAAGACACCAACAAAAAAGACAGTTAAAAAGACTAAACCCACAACTGTCGGAAGCACCCAAGATTTATTTGAAAATATGAAGAAGTCATAGGTAATATGGAAAATATACAAGATTTTAAAATTCGCGAACCCAATGGAAATTTGAAAGAATATGAAAAGGGTGATGTCGTTAGAAAAAACGGAAAAGAATATGTTGCCTCTAAAACCATTCGAGGATATTCTCCCGAACATGGAGAAAAACGAGGATGGAAAGAGATAAACAAAACAAGAATAACCAAATTTTCTAAGAGTACTTCTGCACCAGAAATGTCGCAAGAGGGGGACGAGTGGTTTAATACAGATAGTGGTAAATTGTTTGTTTTTATAAAATCAGATGATGGTAGCACACAGTGGGCAGAAATTTAAAGTGAGTATTTCGTTATTATATTATTAGACAACAATCAGTTGATTATCGCAAGTTTATACCAATCTTTAAAAATGAATATGGAAATAGACGAAGACATAATCCGACATTTGATATTAAACACATATCGAATGTATAGGACTAAATTTGGAAACCAGTATGGAGAGATAGTAATTTGTCATGATGGTGGTAAATATTGGCGAAAAGATTTATACCCATACTATAAAGCAAATAGAAAAAAGAATAGGGACAAATCAGATTTAGATTGGAACGCTGTACATGATATTATGAACACAATGTATAATGAAATATCTTTGAATTTTCCATATAAAAACCTAAAACTTAATAGAGTAGAAGCAGACGATATTATTGCAGTTTTGTGCCAAAAGTATAATAAAGAAGAAAAAATATTAATTGTTTCGAGTGATAAAGACTTTCAGCAACTACAAAAATATGAAAATGTTAAACAATATAGCCCATTAAAGAGAAGTTATATTGCATGTGAAGAACCAGAGAATTTCATATTAGAACACATAATAAAAGGAGATTCTTCAGATGGAATACCAAATATTCTTTCTGACGATGATACTTTCGTAAATAAAGAAAAAAGACAAAAGCCTTGTGGAGCAAAAAAGATTTGTAAACTAAAAGAGCATTTAGACGAATTAACAGATACTCCAAATTGGAAAAGAAACCAACAAATGATTGATTTTAATTATATACCCGATGAAATTAGAGATATGATAATTAGAGAATTTGAAAAAGAGCCTATGGGAAGTAGAAGCAACATTTTAAATTATTTTATCGACAATAGGCTGAAAAACTTAATGCAACACATAGAGGAGTTTTAAATTGTGAGCAAAAAGAAGAAAACAGGCAAAGTTGATGCCGAAGATTATAGGGCGATGAAGAACAGGGGCAAAAAGAAAAAACACCAAAGAAAATCGAAAAGACATTTTGACAAAGATGCTTTGCGTGGTATAATGGATGGTACAGTTGATATGGATGCATATCAAGATTATGTGAATGACGAAAATTAAGTCAATGGAGATATATTATGACAACGCAAACTGCGATAACCCTTTCAAGTAGAACATTAGATGTTCTCAAAAACTTTTCTACAATAAATTCTAACATTCTTGTTAGACCAGGAAATGTAATTAATACAATTTCCCCAATCAAGAATGTTATGGCAGAAGCAACTATAGAAGAAGATTTCGATACAGAATTTGGTATCTGGGATTTGAGCAAGTTCTTAGGAACAGTTTCATTATTCAACAAACCAGAATATGAATTCCACGAAAAGTATGTTAAAATACGAGAAGAAAATAACTCAACAGAGGTTACTTATTACTATTCAGAACCAAGATTGTTAACAACAGTAAATAAAAAGATTAATATGCCAGAAACAGTAGTAAGTTGTACATTAACACAGTCTGTGTTTAGTGATATTCTTCGTGCGGCTTCTGTATTGCAGGTATCTGATATTGCGATTCGTTCAAACGAAGAAGATATTGAAATCGTTGCATTAGACAAATCAGATTCTACAACAAATAATTATTCTGTTACTATCGGAAAAAATCCAACAGGTGCAGATTTTAATTTTAATTTTAAAGCAGAAAATCTTAAAATGTTGCCAGGAGATTATGATATCAACATTAGCGATAAGGTAGTTAGTGAATTTAATAGAGTCAATGATGACCTCACATACTGGGTCGCATTAGAATCTGATTCTACATACAAGGGTTAATATGAATACTTTAGTTACAGGTGGTAGCGGATTGGTAGGTTCAACTATTGAATCTGATTTTAAACCCACAAGTAAACAATTAAATCTTATGAATATTGATGATATTATTCTATATATTTCTCTAAACAAAATAGATTCTATTATTCATTGTGCCGCAAAGGTGGGTGGTATAAAAGCAAATTCTGACCATCTTGGTGAATTCTTTTATGACAACATTGCCATGAACATAAATGTTCTTGAAGCGGCAAGAAGAACCGGCATCAATAAGGTTGTTTCTTTTATGTCTACTTGTGTTTTCCCTTCAGGTGCTACATATCCATTAACCGTAGAACAAATACACAACGGTGAACCACACCACACAAATTACGCATATGGATATGCAAAAAGAATGTTAGAAGTTCAAAGTAGAGCATATAGAGAACAGTATGGATGTAATTTCGTTACAGTTATACCGTGCAACATTTATGGACCAAATGATAATTTTGATTTGGATAGTAGTCATGTGATACCTGGATTGATTCATAAGTGTTATTTAGCAAAACAGAATAATACAAATTTTGAAGTTTGGGGAACAGGTAAAGCATATCGGGAATTTATTTACGCAGAAGATGTTGGATATATTACACAATGGGTTCTAGAAAATTATAATGATGCAGAACCTCTAATTATTTCTCCAGACGAAGAAATTAGCATAACAGAAGTTGCACAACATATTGCATGGAGAATGGAATATGAAGGAAATATTATATATAATCAAGAAAGAGATGGTCAATTGAAAAAACCATCAGACAATAGTAAGTTAAAATCTATACTTCCTGACTTTAAGTTTACACCGATAGAGGAAGGTTTACAAAAGAGTATTGATTGGTTTATTGAAAATTATGATAAGGTGAGAAAATGAAAAAAGTAGCATTGATTACAGGAATAAGTGGACAGGATGGTTCTTATCTTGCAGAGTTTTTATTAGAGAAAGGATATTATGTTCATGGCATTCTCCGAAGGAACTCAGTTGCAGAAAACCAAACTGCAAGATTAGAAAAGATTTATGAACATGAACGGCTAATACTTCATTATGGTGATTTAACAGATTTGACATCACTGATTCATATTCTTCAAGATGTTCAACCATACGAAGTATACAATCTTGCGGCACAATCGCATGTTAGAATTAGTTTTGATATTCCAATTTACACATCACAGACAGATGCAATTGGTGTGCTGAATGTATTTGAAGCGTGCCGTATTACATGTCCATATGCAAAGATATATCAAGCAAGTTCTTCTGAAATGTTTGGTAATTGTACTGATGATGATGGATTTCAAAGAGAAACAACACCAATGATGCCAGTAAGTCCTTACGGTTGTGCAAAGGTTTATTCCTTCCACCTTGGAAGGAATTATAGAAATTCTTACAATATGTTTATTAGTAATGGAATTCTATTCAACCACGAATCACCAAGACGAGGTTCAAATTTCGTAACAAGTAAAATTGTCAAAGGTGCAATTGCAATTGCCGCTGGAGAAGCAAAAGAACTTCGTATGGGCAATTTAGATGCACGAAGAGATTGGGGACATGCAAAAGATTATGTCCGTGCAATGTGGATGATGTTACAACAAGAAAATGCCGATGATTATGTTTGTGCAACAGGTGTGTCGCATAGTGTTCGTGATTGTTGTGAATATGTCTTCGATAAACTTGGAATGGATTACAAAGATTATGTTGTATTAGATGAAAAATATTTACGGCCAGAAGAACTTCATGACCTGAAAGGTGATTCAAGTAAACTTCGTGATGAAATTGGATGGATTCCAGAATATACTTTTGAAACTTTAATGGATGATATGGTTGTAAGTGATGAAAACTATAGTAAGGCATTTAAAGATGTCCATACACCATATGATGCGGTGAGATAAAAATGAATAACGAATATATATGGGTTGAAAAATACAGACCAAAGACAATAGATGATTGCATTCTTCCTGAATCTATCAAGACCACCTTTAAACAAATGGTTGATTCTGGAGAAGTACAAAATCTATTGCTCGCTGGGGGCGCGGGGTGCGGTAAAACCACAATCGCTAAAGCATTATGCAGTGAACTCGATACCGATTTTATTATGATTAACTGTTCAGAAGATGGAAACATCGACACACTCCGAACAAAGATTCGTAATTTTGCCAGTACAGTGTCTTTGTCTGGTTCTAAGAAGATTGTAATTCTTGATGAGTTTGATTATTCAAATGCTCAATCTACACAGCCTGCACTTCGTGGGTTTATTGAAGAATTTAGTGAAAATTGTAGATTTATTCTTACTTGTAATTTTAAGAATAGAATTATAGAACCTCTACATTCCAGATGCACAACAATTAATTTTACAGTTCCAAAGAAAGAGAAACCAAATTTGGCATCTCAATTTATGGATAGAGTAAAACATATTTTAGACACCGAAGGTGTTTCTTATGAGGAAAAGGTTGTTGTAGAAGTTATAATGAAACATTTTCCAGATTTTCGTAGGATTATTAACGAGTTACAGAGATACTCGGTGTCTGGAGGAATTGATGTGGGGATTCTCACCCAAATAGGCGAGATACACATCAAAGACTTGGTAAGTCATATGAAGAATAAAGACTTTACCAATGCGAGAAAATGGGCAGTGGAGAATCTAGACAATTCTCCGTCAGAATTGTTTAGGAAAGTTTATGATGGATTGTACGAACATACAACATCGTCTTCTATTCCACAAGCAGTTTTGATTTTAGCAGAATATCAATACAAGTCTGCGTTTGTAGCAGACCAAGAAATTAATTTAGTGGCATGTATAGTAGAACTTATGATGGGATGTGAATTCAAATGACGAACAAAGATTGTAAACTTTTATCCATTGGTATTTGTTCGTTAGATGAAAGAAAAGATATGCTCAATTCAATTCTTGAGGATTTTAAAAATCAAATGGACGAAGAAACAGAAAAAAAGGTTGAAATTATAGTAAATGCTGATGGTGGAGAAAAATTAGTAGGACAAAAAAGGAATGAAATATTAGAACAAGCAAATGGTAAATTTATTTCTTTTGTTGATGATGATGATAAAGTAGATAGTTCATATATTAAAGAAATTGTTAATATAATTGAAAATAATGATGATTTAGACTGTATAGGATTTTCAGGAAAATATTATATACACGGAAAGTTTATAATGGTATTTAAACACGCAAATAAATATGGTAGTTCATATACAGATGATGAAGGCATTCAATATAGAACAATAAATCACATAAATCCGACAAGAACAGAAATTGTAAAACAGATAAAATTTCTCGAACAAAATTTTGGAGAAGATAGTGATTACTGTAACAGGTTACTCGATTCAGGACTATTAAAAAATGAAATTATATTGGATAAAGTAATGTATCATTATTTTTGGGACACTGAAGTCACAAAGACACATGAGGTAGTTAGACAGAAAGAAGTAAAAGAATTTATGAGTAAATTGAAAGAGACATAAAATGACAAAAATATTAGCACAAGGTGATTACCTAATTTTAGAAAAGGTAGATTACGACAAAGAAGAAGTCACAGAAAGTGGACTTATTATTAAAAAGAGTCAGATGCTTGACAGCACAAGCGTTGAAGCAAAGATTGTATCTATGGGAAAGGGACTTCCTGATTCTGATGGAACTTTTCCTGATGCCAGAACTGTTGACTTTACGGTAGGAAGCACAATTCTTTATGATGCAACTTCCAGAATAGGAATACATGCCGATTTTGATATAATCAAACGAGAACATGTACTAGCAGTGGTTTTTGAAGATGAAACTGGGTGAATATCTTAATGCAATAAACTATACCAAAGAACCTCTAATGGACACAGAGGATGAACAGGTAGAGAAGAAGTATACACCATTTATAATTAATAGGTGTTTATCTTATTTTATAGATACGGTTATTCATGTAAATGAGATAAACAGATTTTCTTCCGCAGATAAGAAGATGCAATTTGATTATTATAGAGAAGCAATAAGAAAACGAAAGAGATTCAGTAAATGGCAGAAAAAAGAAATTACTGACAAACTAGAAACGGTAAAAGAGTATTATGGATACTCCAATACAAAAGCAACAGAGATAATGGACTTGTTAAACGATGAAGAAATTGAACAAATGAGAGTATACCTTACTGGCGGCGGTATAAATCCATAATTACCTATATATTATGAAACAGGTGGTTAATAGGAATACTAATTATGGAACAAGAAGACATATTTAACGGATTAGGTGTTGAAGTAAAATTACATTCAGACGAAGATTTCTTAAAAGTAAAAGAAACTTTGACAAGAATGGGCATTTCGT